CTCTTGATGTTAGAGAACAGGCAATTGATAGAATTCATAGGATAGGGCAGGAATCAATGTGTAGGTATGTTGATATTGTAATGAAAAACACAATAGATGAGAGAATACTTGGTAGCATATCTGCTAATAGACGTATAGCTACATCTATTCTGGAGAACGGAGTTAAGGAATGGCTAAAATAACATTCTATTGGATAAAAAGCTAAGAAAGGAGTAAAACCATGAAAAAGTTTAATAAATTTTTTAAAAAGGACAAAATGGCTTTAATTCCTATAATAGTTTTTGCTATTATATTGGTACTTCTGGCTCTTGGGTGGCGTCATTTTATCTCTGTTAGTATGAGTTAGAAAAGTAAATAAAACAAAAAAATTGGGGGGAAATTAAATGATAGAGTTAAATAAAAATGTAGTACAAAAGGAGGAACAAAATGGACTTTATGAAAGCGATGTATGTTTTGTGGCCAGATTATGATTATATAGACAAAGCTATTGATTCGGGGATTAATACTTTAATCATAGCAATGTATAATCCCCGTCCCGATATGGATCAGAAAAAGGAATTCGGAACATATGAAGAAAATGTAGAAACTTTAATCCACTATAAAAATGTTAATGTAAAAGTAATTCTCATGCCATCTTGGTGGCAACCCTGGTATCCCTTACCAAAAGAGCATTGCTTCATATCAGGGTATAAATTTTATCTAAAAACTCCATGCCCTACAGATAGTTATCACATTGATTGGGTAATGGAATATCCTTTATACTTGTACACTGAAGGTCTTTGTGATGGATTGTTCTGGGACTTTGAAGATTATGGTTCCCATGACGATCCTGAAAGATTAAAATATTTCGATGAATGGAACGAAGACAAGTACAGGTGCATGTGCCATAGATGCATTGGTTTTGACGAAAAAGATCAAAGAGATATCCTATATGAAAAAATTTGGAGCAGACTTGACGCTACCAAAGTGAAAATAAATGGTGAGTACACATATACTGATCCAAAGATGTGGAAGGGATTTCCGTCCGAGCAGTGGTGGGTAAATGCTTACACTTACAAAGATTGGGGTGTATTTAACAGAATTTGGAAATATACATTTCCTAACAAATGGTTTAAAGGAACTAGGATAGAAAAGATAACATGTGGACAGTGGTTAGAGCACTTCACCGCCAAAGAATCTTTAGATCACTTAAGAAAGATAAGTAGATCAGCTTCGGTAGACGGTTACTGGCTTTATCCACAGATGAGAATGTCTAAAAATTGTTATTGGAGATGGAATTCTCAAAAGTCTTGGGTTAAAGATACTCTCGCTACTTTACCACATACATCTCTTATAGACGATGATAAGTTTGATGCAGACCCCAACTATTTCAAAAAATTAAAGAAGCTCAATGAAAAAATAGATAAGTATCGTAGTAGCTGGTGGTTTAACATTAAGAAGTATAGTATTAACATTATAGGAGGATAAAAAAATGGGAACAGATTTAATACTCAAAAAATACGGGGAATATGTATGTAGTTTTGGTAGATCATATCACTTTATGACCAATAATGTACTAGAGTTTGACTATGCCACATTAAATATAGAATCCCTAAAAATATGGGACGACCTGAGAACACTTTTATTACCACTCGTTGCCTATTCTCCCAAGAATAAAGAGGAGTTAGACAAGATAATTAATGAATTAGAAGAAGATCTGGAATACTATGAAGAAGCAATACAAAAGATGGGACAGAAACTCTTAATATCGCACCTATTAGAAGATGACGGTGTTGTAATAGAGGAGGATTAAAATGACAGAGTGGAAAGAATGGCAATATAAAGAAATTGTAAATACTGCTACAATAAAATATGGGAGAATTGATCTTACTATTGCTGGTTGTATGGATAGTGAATGGTTTGCATCTGCAAGCATAGATCTAGATAGAATGAAGTTAGTCAATACTGATTCGGTAGGCTCAAAGATACAAGCAACAGCTTTATTGAGGACCATGTTGAAAGAAGCGCTGGAAGAGATTGAAGCAACTATATAAAACTTTTTGCTTATATCAAATTTGACATGTATGATTTTGCTTGACAATTAAATAGGAAGGTGCTATAGTATGATTAAAGCATAAAAAGGGGGCACAAAATGGAAAGATTGATCGAATTAGCAAATCGAATCAAGTGGTTACTCGAAGAGGATGAAGTAATAGACTGGGACCCTGAAATTGTCTTGCGGAAGTTTGGGGGGGTGTAATGGATAATGATATTAAGTATAATATAGAAGCTATACTTATAAAACACTTTTTGGATAACAAAACATATGTTAATATCAATCAAACAATTTACGCGGCAAAAGGGATAACAAATACCATAGTAGAAAGTATTGATAATGAGAAAACATCTAAAAATACAATGACTGCAGGATGTTACTGTAATATGCTAACTAATTTTGCTAAGGATTACGTAAAAATAGCTGAAAAATCTGTAATAAGAAACAACCACATGAATAACTATACAAAAAAAGAGATAGATCAAGATTTAATAGATGCCATAATAGTAGATTTTATTAATTATGTTGGGGGTGGAATGTGTATGGATTATGGCCTATACACAAGACATCTTTCAGAATAGGGAGGTGCAATGGACAAAGAAGTATTCATAAATGAATTTGAGAAAGAGGTGGTGGTGTTAAATACCACAACATTAGTTAGACTATTCAGCCTAGGTTCTGACGTACTGACACTTTACATTTTCTATGTTAAAAATGCAAAGATACAAAGCACTAATTCAATCTGGGCTAATAATAGTTTCTGTAAAACAGGGTTGAAATGGGGCAGTGGACGCCTGAAAACTGCAAAAAAAATTCTGATGGACAATAAATTTATATCTATCAAGACTGGTAGGGATAAGTTAGGTAGAATAACAAAGCACTATGTTAGGCTACACTATTTAATGAATAACCAGTGGTCCCAGTATCCACACGTGGACACACCCACAGATGGATACCAGACACCAAATGCTTTAGATAAAAAGCTAAATGCTATAGATGAAAAAGGAAAAAAAGATATATTGTCTCCTACACTCTTTCTGGTGAACCAACAAGATATCTTAAACCACTGGAACCTACAGAAAATAGTAGTTCACAAAGAGCTTACAGAAAAAACTAAGGTGCAGATTTCTAAAGCCCTACAACAAGTTTCTGCAGAAGAATTAAAAGATGCGATGTCTAATTATGGTAAGATAATAAATAGCAATGAATACTTTTTCAGCTATAGATGGAGTATTACTGAGTTCCTACAGAGAGGAAACTCTAAGGCAGGTTATACAGAAAGGAGGGGATATTGGATGTTCCTTACAGATAGCAGGCCTTTCCAGAAATTTAAGGGTTCTGGTGGAGGGATATATAAGGATATAAGAGATAATTGGGAATCACTAACACTAAAGTATAATAAACAAATGCCATTGGATAAAGTCAAACAAGAATATATGGGGGTCAATTTGCAAACTATTAAAACATTAATTCCTATAGATATATTTAATGGAGTAATCCAGAGATCTAAAAATAAAGAAATGAACACAAATTTCTTTAGATGGTTGGAGGAGGGAATTGCAGTGCTCTTATATAAGAAAGATGATGAAGCTTTGTTGAAACAAATGTTAACACTACATCATAGAATTAAGAGCTCCCTAACAAAAATAGAGTTGGGGGAGATAGTAGAATATAGAAAGGAGAGATATGGCATCAATGATTGAGAAGTTATCTAAGAGGGGATTAGCACAACCACCCAATCATTTAGTTGGTAGTGTTCAATATGAAGCTCAAACCGGATCTGTAGCTTATGGGGTTAGTTCTGATAATTCAGATATTGATATTTATGGGTTCTGTATTCCACCTAAAGATATCATATTTCCACATGTAGCTGGTGTAATATTTGGGTTTGATAAGGACTACACACGATTTGATCAGTATCAACAACATCATATTATAGACAAAGGCTCAGATAAGACATACGACATTACAATATTTAATATAGTTAAATATTTTAGGTTATGTACAGATGGAAATCCCAATATGATTGATAGCCTGTTTGTACCAAGGAGATGTGTAATATTTTCAACTCCTATTGGAGAAATAGTTAGGAGCAATAGACAACTATTCTTATCAAAGAAATGTTGGTTTACGCACAAAGGGTACGCCTATTCACAATTATCTAAAATGAACAGTAAAAATTTTGATGGGTCTAATTCATCAGAAGACAGAAAAAAGGATGTATTAAAATATGGTTACTCAACTAAGTTTGCTTATCATATAGTCAGATTACTCAATCAAGCTGAGCAGATACTTATAGAACATAATCTTGATATTACAAGAAATAGAGAGCAACTTAAATCTATTAGGAGAGGAGAATGGACGGCAGAACAAATACAAGACTATTTTACAACTAAAGAAAGAGAGCTTGAGTCTGTCTATAGTGAAAGTACACTAAGACATAGCCCAGATAGAAGTAGTATTAAAATTGTACTATTAAAATGTTTAGAGCAATATTTTGGTAGTATAGATAGATTGATTAAGACAGACAAAAGTGTTGAACCTTTAATTAGAGATCTTAAGGAGGTATTAGGGAGATATGAGTAGCTCAATACCAAGTGCAGAAGTGTATGAAGAAGAGTATAAAAAATGGGTAGATGGAGAAACAAAAATTAATCACTTTATAGCAATGAGAAAGCAATCGGAAGACCGTCTCGATAATCCTGAGATGGGAGATTGGATGAGAGGCTATTATAGTGGTGAAAGAGCTGCATACGGGCATTGTATTAAATATTTACAAACAAGGGGATTAAATGAATGAGGTAATACAATATATAGAAAGTAAGGGTATACCTTATAGAATAGAGGGTAAAGAGTGTATAATTAAATGTCCAGGTTGTATGAAAGATAAGCTCTATGTAAATATAGAGAATCAACTTTTTCATTGTTTTCACTGTGAAACCATAGATCCTGAGTCTACATATGCAAAAGGACATTTGTCGCAATTGAAAGAGACATATGGCGATATAATGTCAGTAGCCAAAATAACTAAAGAGCCTGACAAAGAAGCTAACTTCACAGATATGGTAAGTAGATATACCTATGAGCTAAAGAATAATAAAAAGGCATTGCGATATTTAATGAAGAGAGGATTCACATCAGAAACCATAGAAAAACATCAATTAGGGTTTACTACAAGATATAATCAGGAATGGTTGTGTATTCCATCCATAGAGAATGATATACCAAAATTATTAAAATTAAGAAAGTTACCACCAGATACAAGCCCAGAGCTTGGGAAATATATCAGAGAGAAGAATTCCAAATCTATATTGTTTAATGGGGATGCTATTGATAAATTTGATACAATAATGATTGTAGAGGGGGAGATAGATGCTTTAACCTTATTACAGAATGGATATGAGAATGTGGTGGGCATAACCGGCGGAGCGGGGACACTTAAATCAGAATGGTATGATCAACTTATATTAAAAGAGAGACTTATTCTAATCTTGGACTCAGATGAGGCAGGGCAAAAGGCGGCTAAGAATGTATGGGCTACAAGATTAGGTGTGAATAGAGTGTGGAATGTATTATTACCTGAAGATGAGGATATAAACTCTTTCTTTCTTAAATATACTAAAGAAAGTTTTGACAGAATAATTAAGAAAGCTTCACGTTGGAAAGTGGAAGGAGTTGTAGATTTAGGGGAGGCATTATCACAACTATATCAAAGTTCACAGAGTATTGATGCGGTATTTCCTACACCATACTCCAGCTTGAATAAACTATTGCCCGGTGGGGGATTACAGAAAACTCATCTAGTTACAATAGGAGCGCCTGGGGGCATAGGAAAGACCACAATGGCAATGCAGATATGTTATCATATAACAAAAAAGTACGAATTGCCATCATTATTTATATGTCTTGAGATGCCCGCTAAAGATCTTGCAGTAAAGGTAATCCAATTAGACAGGGATTTATCTTACAAAGAAATAGATCCATCTGATGGATTAATTTATGCACAAGAGTTAGAAGATCTTGATATGTATTTTAGTTATAGCTCTCAATTAGATGTTAGTATGTTAGTAGAAACTACTAAAGTTTGCAGAGATAGATTTGGGGTGGGGATAGTTGTCTTAGATAATCTTCAACTAATGGTGCGAAGTCAGGAGCACATGGACTATGCACTTGTAAGTCAAAAAGCAAAACAGTTAGCTATGGATTTAAATATGATATTTGTGTTAATATCACAACCAACTAAATTAGCTGGTAGGAGTATGACAAGTGATGACTTGAAGGGGACATCAGCAGTTCACGCTGACAGCGATGAGATTTTAATAATAAATAGGAAAAGAGAAGGGGGGGAAGATGCTACAGTATTTAGTAATATAGCTAAATGTATATTAGATAAGAATAGGTATGGCAGTCCTGGGAAGTTTAATCTAAATCTTATCGGCGAGAAATCTAGGTTTGAAGAGATAACAATATAAGGAGACTAATTATGACAAATGACTTTCCGTATGATGAAGACGAATGGGAATTTGATGATGATGAGTATGAAGATAGATTAGATGATCTTGCGGATAGATTGTATGATGAAATGATATGTGGTGATAGAACAGAAAGTAGTGCAAGATCAGCATATAATAGGGCAAAAAGGGGAAGATGAAATGGGATATATGCATATAGATAATTTATATAAGAATCAAGATATCTTATTATTTAAAGAGTGCTATGCGTCAGAAAAGATACATGGTACATCCGCACATATTTCATGGAAAGATTCTAAGGTATCCTTTTTTTCGGGTGGGGTTGAATATCTAAATTTTATAAATTTATTTAATGTAAATATTTTAACAGATAAATTTATAGAGTTAGATAGACCCGAAATTGTAGTGTATGGAGAGGCATATGGTGGAAAATGTCAAAGAATGAGTCAGACATACGGGAAAGATCTTAAGTTTGTAGCATTTGAAGTAAGGATAGTAGATACATGGCTTTGTGTGCTAGATGCAGAAAGCGTTTCAGTTTCATTAGGGTTAGATTTTGTTCCTTATTTGAAATCTTCTACTAACTTAGAAGATTTAGATGCTCAAAGGGATGCTCCATCTATACAATCTATGAAATGTGGTATAGATGGACCGAAAAAAAGAGAGGGGATTGTTTTAAAACCATTAATAGAACTTAGAAAAAATAATGGCGCAAGAATAATATCTAAACATAAAAATGAAGATTTTATGGAGACTAGAACACCACGAAAAGTAGACGGAAAAGATTTAGAAATACTTAAACAAGCTAATGCTATAGCAGAAGAATGGATTACAGAAATGAGATTATCTCATGTGTTAGATAACTTTCCAAATCCTGCTATAGAAAATACAGGAGAGATCATTAAAGCAATGATTGGAGATGTAGAAAGAGAATCTGAGGGAGAGATTATAAAATCTAGAAAAGCCAGAAAGGCAATGAGTAAGAGAACTGCTATTATGTTTAAAGAAAGATTAAAGGAGAGGTTGTACAAATGAAATTAAAGCAATTCACAATCCCAAAGGACAGACGGGAATTTGACATTCTTATGACTAAAGGCAGTCAGATTATATCTTTAAATGATGGCTATAGTAATAAAAGAATGGTATACATAGAAGGAGACTCTACAATAAAATCTTATAGATCGTTCGTACTAGTTAGAATAGATGAGGGGCTACCACCATATCAATCTGTATTTATAGGAAAATACGATATTAGATCAGAGGAATGGCAATATATTTATCTTTTTGAAGTTTTTAAACCTAAAGATCCATATTCATAGAATGTACTGGATAAGATATATAAAATGTCGGATATTTGGGGGCTGGTTTCATTTTAGAGAAATGCAATATCTTAAGAATGGTTGTGCATATAGAATGAAAAGGTTTGGGTCTGTTTGGGGACTATTGTATTTGAGATGGCTTAATTTAATAAGAAAATATAGGTAAGGAGGTATATATGGACTACAAAGAAGCTATCGAATGGCTTAATGGTGGTTGGTCTATGGCAAACATTATTCCACAAGATCCGTTTGAAACCTGGCAGGTAAGGATTGCGCAGGCAGATGCAGCTATGGTACAGCAAGCATATTGGATAGTTAAAGCATACAAGGAGCTAAAATGCAATCAAGAGCAGAATTGATAAGAGTGTGTAAAGAGTTATCTATTGATCCTGAAGGTAAATCTATAGATGAGATGAATGAGATTTTAATAGAAGAGACTACTAAACGCTTTGGTGGATATAGAAAATATAAACTACCAGCAGATAATTTATCTGAGGATCTGAAGAGATACCTAATAGAACAGAGAAACTTTCAAATATTAGATAAGAAAGGAGATAGTTATGATTATAAAGGTGGGAGGATTAAATGAATCCAATATATGAAGAAAATGGAAAATGGTATTTTTGGGATGAAACTTGGACTAATTCAAGAGGCCCATATGATTCAATAGAAGAAGTGAAAGAAGACTTTGATAGATATTTAGATGTATTAAACACTGACGATGAAAACTATAAGAGAGGAGTAAAATATGGGATATAATGAATTGTATAGAAAGAATGACAAGGGAGAGTATGAGCCAGTTAACCTATTCTTTTCTGAGTACCCTAGTGAGGGATTGTGGTTGGTTAGAAGGATAAGGGATGGTAATAGGTGGACATGGATTAATTCTACAGTAGAGGATCTACCTAAAGCCATGACAATAGCCTCACTAGAACCTTTTAGAGATGAGATAATACAGAGATGGGTTATTAAGGGGGAGGAGATGGGAGAAGAGGTTACTCCTTATGATTTGGCGTCTATATTATTCCAAGTTGTGAGTGAGGCTATGAGTACAGAATGACAGAATTATGTAAAGATTGTAAATGTTGGAAGAATGAGTATGATATAAATTGTGTACCATTTTCTGGTAATCCCAATGCAGATATCTACTTCTTAGGAGAAATGGCCGGTAAACAAGAAGCGCAGGCTACTCAAATTACAAATATACCAACTCATTTCATAGGAACAGCTGGGGTTATACTAGATGAATTCCTAGAAATAGCTAGGATAAATAGAGAGGATGTAGCAATAGCCAACTCAGGTAGATGTTACAAATCCAATAATGTCAAACCAACCACAAAAGAGTTAGATAAATGTCTTAAGCATACAATCAAAGAGATAGAACAGATCAAACCTAAATTGGTAGTTGCTCTTGGTGGAACTGCTCTATATCAATCAACAGGTAAAGTTGGAATAGAGACGTATAGAGGTAATCTTATTTATTCTGAGAAATTAAAGTGTAATGTGTTTCCTGTATTTCATCCAATGGCTACTGGGTATGATATAACTAAAAAGGATGTGTTGACTAGAGATTTTAGAAGGATAGCTGAGCTTATAGATAAACCACCAACAGAAATAAAACATTATCCATACATATCAATTGATAATGTAGAAGATTTTAAAGATATAGATTTTGATACAGAGGAGATATATTTTGATATAGAGACTACTGGATTAGACCCCTATGAAGATGGAGCCAGAATAACATTGCTTCAATTAGGTGATGGAGAGAATATTTATGTAATAGATGGAGCTATCTTACCAGGAATAAGAGATAGATTAGATACTCTATTCAAAACTAAGAAATTTATAGGACAGAACTTCTCGTTTGATGCTAAGTGGCTAAAAGTAAAATTAGATATATTTCCTGAAAATTGGTTATTTGATACTTGTCTAGCTGAATATCTGTTATCAGGCCTAAAAAATAATGACCTTACAATGTTAACCTGTAAATATGTACCAGAGTCAATAGGGTATGATGATAACATTATCTCAGTAGGTGGAGCTCATAAAATAGAAAATATTTCTGAGCTCAAACAATATGCTGCGGATGATGTTGGAGTGATGTTTAAAATTAGGAAGGCGCAGTCAAGAGCATTGATAAAGAATAACCAAGAAGACTTTATGAATGATATAATGATGCCTTGCAATAAAGTATTAACTAAAATGAGTATAGGAGGAGCTAAATATGATTTAGATGAGTTGCAGAAGGTAGATGATACCTATAATAAAAGGGCTATTAGAGCCATAACTAAAGCTATGTCATTAAAAGGGGTGAAGGCATGTGCTGAGCATTTTGATAGAGAGTTTAATCCAAGATCTTCTCTAATGTTAAAGTGGTTGCTTTATGATTATTATGAATTGCCTATTTTAAAGAGAACAAAGAAAGATAGTCCAAGCACTGATAAAGAGGTAATGAAGAAGCTATCTAGGAGAAATACCTATTGCAAAACTATGATTGATTATAGATCGTGCCAAAATATTAGAGAAAATTTTTTGGTGGGAATTTTGAAAAAACTGGTGGGGGACAGGGCTCATACAAAATACAGCCTACATGCTACCACTACTGGACGACCCAACTCTAAAGAACCTAACCTGTTGAATATACCTAGAGAAAAAGATATTAAGAGAATATTAATAGCAGAAGAGGGGCATAAGTTTGTGTACTCTGACTTTGCAACCATTGAAATTAGGGGAGCGGCTGTTGTTTATGAGGACGATAATTTAATAGAATTATGTAATAGTGGAGGAGATTTCCATAGCCAGGTTGCTTCGTCTACTAATAATATTCCTTATGATGAGTTCTATGACCGCCTGCAGAATGGGGACTCAGAGATAGATAAGTTGAGAACAGCAGCCAAAGCCGTATCATTTGGGGTGTTATATCAAATGTCGGCAAAAGCATTATCTCAACGGATAGGAACAACCATCACTAAAGCCGAAGAGTTTATTTATAACTACTTCAAACAGTTCCCCCAACTTGAAAGGAACATTGAGAGATTGAAGCAGTTTGTGGTGCAACATGGATATGTTCGTAATCATTATGGATTTTACAGAAGATGGCGAAAAGGTACTTGGGAAGATCATGGGACAATAAGAGAGGCAGTCAACTTACCGATCCAGTCACTCTGTTGGAATTGGGTCCAGCTTTCCCTTATCCAAATTGATGCTGAATTGGAAAGGCGTAATCTGGATAGCAGAATAGCCCTTCAGATTTATGATGCGATCATTTGTGAAGCGCTTGATGATGAAGTTGAAGAGACTGCCAATTTGATGCAGAGTATCATGATTAAAGCCAACCAAACATATGGCAATGTCGCTAAATTGGGGCGTGTTAAGCTGTTAGCAGACGTTGAAGTAGGACAAAACTTGGCAGACATGGAAAAGATATTGTAATCATTTCAAGTAGTTTGGTTGTATCATTTTTGACATGTCGCTTTTTGCTTGACATTCTAAGAGGAATGTGGTATAAAGTAGATAACAATAAGTTAAAATATAATTTGTGGGGGGAGAATAAATAATGGGAAAACAAACTTGTGGTGATTGTGGTGTATTAGAGGGACAGCTTCACCGATTAGGGTGTGATATGGAAAGATGCCCATTTTGTAACGGACAATTAATTGGTTGTGATTGTCGCTATGAAAAGTTGGGGTTTACAATACATCCAACTTATAGGCTTCCTCAAGATATTTATGAAAATGGATTGACCGACAATCTTATGGAAAAATGGGATAGTATGCTTGAGGAAAAGGGAAGAATTCCATATATTCTTTATCCTATTATATGTGCAAGGTGCGGAAAATTATGGCCAGATTTTTTTATGGTACCTCACGAGGAATGGAACTATTATATTGAACCTGGAAAGAGGGATAAGGTACTTTGTAGAAGCTGTTATGATGAGATAACAAATTTAATTGACACTTATACTGAATGAAACATAAATTAATAAATAAAGAGGAGAAATAAAATATGGATAATTCAATGTCGAATGGTGGTGGAATAGGGTTTGCAGGTCTTTTAACTATTGTATTCATAACACTAAAGTTAATAGGATATATAACATGGTCTTGGTGGTGGGTCATATCCCCAATATTAATAAGTGTTGGATTAGCTTTATTTATTATTCTGATTGTACTTGCTGCATGGGGGAGAAATTGAAAGATGGTAAATGTTATAAAATGTAATAAATGTGCTGTAGATAATTGTAGTATGTATCATGATAATATAGATTCATCATTATGTACTTCTTTTAAAGAGTTAGATAGCTTTAAAGTACCCATGCTTATACATCTACTAACCAAAGAGAAGTATGTACCAACTGTCGCAGCATTATTAAATAGAGTCAGATTGCGGTTTCAAGATCATTATGATTACCCATACTTTAAATTGGTGATTGACCGTGGCTAAGAGAAAGACTCGTAAAAAGAAAATAAAAGTGTGGTGTAGGTATTGTGAACAATTTTGGAAAAGTTCAATTAAAGAATATGCTACAGAACTTAAAAAGGGGAGGATAGTTGCTAAAGATAGAAGATGGTGTAAAGTTGCCAATAGATATGTTGACTCTATGGATGAAGCATGCGATAAATTCAATATGAGTTCGTTATTCTGGTGTGAAAAAGATTGTAATCAATTGCATGTGGCTGTTTGTTTAGCAAGAAGAGCATCTAAAAAAGATGGGTGTGTTAGGTGTAAGCAAGGAGCAGATATTGAAAGGATGGAGGGATGATATGTATTGGTTTATTGCCGATGAACATCTAGATCATTTCAATATTATAACCTATACACATAGGCCTTTTACAACAGTAGAAGAGATGGATGAGGAAATAATTAAACGATTTAATTCTGTAGTTAGAGCTGAAGATACTACTATACATGCAGGAGATTTCACGTTAGCTAATAGAGAGACAGCATACAAATATGAGCAACAGTTGAATGGATCTCATATCTTTCTCAGGGGATCTCATGATAGATGGATGAAAGGGACTAACCATCATGAGATTTTAGATATTACTATTGAGAAACAGCCTATTGTTATTTGTCATTATGCAATGAGAGTTTGGCATAGATCACACTACAACAGTTGGAACATCCACGGACACTCACATGGTAAATTACCACCAATAGGAAAGCAGATAGATGTAGGAGTTGATACTAATAGTTTTTACCCTTACTCATTTGAAATGATTAAAGATATAATGAAGGACAGACCAAATAACCCAAACTTTTTAGGAGATAGGAGAAAATAATATGTATAAATATAAAGTTGAAATTTACATAGATCATGCTTGGATACGATTTGAGATTAAAGTTAGTGCAGGTAATGAAAAGGCTGCAAGAGAAACAGTAGAATTTATTGTTAGTGATATGGCACATACTATATCTGAGTTAGAATTGGTGGAGGTGAGTGATGACCAGAATCATGAAGTGTAGTTGTAATCACAAGTTCCAAGATGAAAAATATGGAAAAGGTAATAGAGTATGTAATCAAACAATGAAGGATGACAAACGTACATATAGATGTACAATATGTGAGAAAGAGAGCAGATAAGATGGAGGATATACTCAGTAAACTACAAATTAAAAATGAATCTTTATTCTTATTAGAAAGGGAGTTTGTAAACTTCCCATCAGATTCTGCAAAAGTTTATAGTTTATTAGCAGAGGCTAACAAAGTAGTATTACAATTAAAATTAAGATTAGAGATGGTTACATCTCAGGTGGTCAAAGAAATATTTGAGGAATATGAAAGAGGCGGTAAACCACTAGCATCTTCTTCTAGGGCCGAAGTAAGAAAGACTATGGTTCCATTGGATGGAAGATATATTAAAGCAAGGAGGGGACTGAATGAAGCAATTTCAACCAAGGAAACGTTAGAAGCAACAGCTAAGGGGTTTGAGTCAAAAGGATACATGCTTAAAGAATTAGGACGATTGAGTGATAGGACCCATTTCAATGAACCATCAGTCTATAAGGGAGGTAGTGATAGAGGCGGAGATGAAAAGGTAACAGAGGAAAATAAGAGGGTAGCGGAAGATTTATTAATAACAGAATAAAGGAGAAAAAATAATGACTAAAAAAGACGAGTACATGTTAGACCCAGAAGAGCAGGCACAATTTCAGAACGAGACCAAAGGAAGTTCCTCAGGAGAAGTGTGCCCCAAACGTAATCCTAAGATCAATGGTAGCTGTGCTGTATGTGAGAAGGTTAGTCAGCTTTGGGGCCTCTTCAATTCTAATGGGGATAAGAAGTATGAGAAAGCAGCTAAAGATCTTGGCGCTAAGTGCTCAAATTTCTTAAATGTAGTCTTTCCTGATAACCCTAACAAGCTTGTTTTGATGGAGATCGGTAAAAAAGCTGGAGACCAGATCTATAACGGTATTAGGAATACAGGTTGGACCGATATTGTTCACCCAAAAAAGGGTATAGGTCGTGAGATGCGATGTACTAAAAGTAGTGATGGTGGATATAATGTATATTCAATGTCCCCTGAACTGCAAAATGCAGATTGGGATGTTCCAAAAGAGGTTTTAGATGCACGATATAATCTGGATAATATTATAGAGATTATAGAAGAAGATAAGATTGAAGTCTTCAAAATCTCTACTCTCAAAATGGATGAGTCACTTCGATTTCGTATGCTCCCAGCTTGGAATAATGATAGCGAAAATCGACATATCCTTGCTCCTCTGTGGAGACATTGGAGATCGTCGAAAGCCGAAATTGCAGGTGAGACAGAGGTAAATGTAGCTGGTGCAATCAATGATGAACCTGCAGTTACATCAGATAATGTTGGTGATCTTCTCCCATGGGATGAGAAAGCAGAAGAAGCAAATGGTAAAGAGGCGTGTTTTGGTATGGATAGTGCATATGATCCAGATAATGATGAGTGCAAAAAATGTAAGGACTTTAAAGAATGTACTCGTGTTGTTATAAAGAAAGGATAATTTAATTTGTGTGCCCTGCGGATTGTAGGAGGTCGTCGCTAAGACGTAGGTAGGGGTGGCTGACATGGCGGGATCACCGCGAGCCTAACCTAGCACCCATGTTGCGATGTGGGTGATTTACTGGGAACAACATCTGCCAACTGAATACAATCTGGGTCGACCGGGGCACACTTTTCAAAAGGATATAAAGTATGACAAAAAAGAAATACAGAAAATATATTCGGGACAACTCAGTAGTAGACAAAGAAACTAATTGTTGGATATGGAGTAGAAGTATAGACTCTAGAGGATATGGGGTAGCTAAACGTAATCAGTATACCAGTAGAGGAGCACACAGATTATCCTACTCAGTATTTGTAAACGAAATACCGCAAGATCTTCTTGTTTGTCATCATTGCGATAATCCAAAGTGCGTAAATCCGTATCATCTTTTTGTTGGAACCAATAAAGACAACATGAGAGATATGGTAGAAAAGGGGAGGCAAGACAATGGTAGTATGAGAGGAGAGGACAGTTGGTGGTGGGGGAGAAAACATAAAGAGAGTACTAAGAGAAAGATAGGGGGAGCTAATGCAATTCATCAAAGGGGGGAAGGTAATAGTCAATATGGAACATGTTGGATCTACAATCTACAAGAAAAAATAAATAAAAAAATAAATAAACTAGAATTAAGAAGTTGGTTGGATGAAGGGTGGCTACCTGGCAGAAAAATGAGTTTCTAAGGGGGAATAAAATATGGAAGTAATTGTAAAAGATAAGCCTGATAGTGTAAAAGTATCACAAAATGCTAAAGGTGACTATGCGTTTGAAGTTAAAATCTATCTCAATAACGAGGACTATGAAGAGACAGTACAGAGAATTGATGATATATATGTACTATTACATGGGAAGTTTAAGTAGGGGGGTATAAGTGACAGACCTAAATAAGATAGCCAAAGCAATACAAAAAAAATATGGTGGTACCTCAATTGCTTCTGAAATTGAGGACTCTAAAGAATACATATCCACAGGTAATCTAGCTTTAGACTTATGTTTAGAAGGTGGGATAGCTTGGGGATATGTATCCGAGTGGAGTGGCGGTTCAGGATCTGGCAAAACTTTAATGCTACAGTTAATGTTGGCAGATGCACAAAAGAAATATGGAGCAACGGGGATATGGTTTGATCGAGAGGGCTCTTGGTTTAATGAAAGAGCAGAGGAATTAGGGATTAATATAGAAGATGTATTAATTGTAAAACCAGAAGCTATGCCTACTGTGGATCATATGAATGCTATTGCTTCAGAGATATTAGATCAATTAGATCCTGATAGATATACCTTTATGGCTCTTGATTCAATCTCAGCATTTGAGACAGAGTTGAGTTGGGACAAGGCTAATAAAAGATATAAAGCTGATATGGGTAAAGGCGCTAAAGCATTTCACCAATTTTTTAGGAAGGTATTACCAAAGATAAATTCAAAGTTTGCATTTAGTTTCACTAATCAACGAACCTATAAGATAGGAGTTTTATTTGGAGATCCGTCCACAACTACAGGAGGAGAAGGCCCAAAATACTACACAACTTATAGATTAAAGTTAGATGATAAGAAGGCAATCATTGATGTGAATAAAGGTAATGAGATCGTAGGTAATTGGATAGAAGCTACTGTAATTAAGACCAGACGTGGACCCAACTACCGAAAAGCCCTATTCCCATTCTACTTTAAGGAAGGCATACCCCTTTATGGGGGATATGCAAGGCTTCTTGTAGATAGGGGATATTTGCTGCCCAAAAACAAGTCTGAATTTAAAGCCTGTAAACAACCAACTATGATATATAATGAGGAGAATGTCAACGAGAATAAGATTGAAAAATTTATTGAGTCTCATCCTGAACTTATCTTTTCTGAGTATCCAGAATATAAGGTGGGAGAGGTAGAACCAGAATGATATATACATCCAGCTGGATTCACAGCTGTAAGGTGAGGGCGATTGACCACTCACCAGACCTTGCGCACCTTTTTTATGTTTAGATTATTGGGTAACACTTATGATGGTTCAGTTA